TCATGGTCTGGATGGACAACTCAGTTTGCAAGCGGTCTTAAAAATCAATTAGATACCCGAAGCGGGATTTACTTTGAAACCCTTTCCTATCCTCAAATTGTTGACGTAGACTACGAAGAAACTATTGACCAAGCCTTACCCGCAAGCGGCACAGGCTGGTGGATTCTCGCAACTGGCGATAGTCGCTATGGCACCCAAAACATAGTCAAGGTTCCCATAAGCGGAACATTAACCACTGCCACCCTTTCAGGCGTGTATTCTATGTACTTATCTCGCGGAGGTTCACCCCCAGATATTACAAGAAACATCTACCACGCCAATAACACTGGTTTCTTGTCTTTCATGAACTATCTTGCCGGTGCAGTTAGAGATTATGCACTTACTCAATCTTTGTATAATCCTTTAAAAGTTTATTTCCCTGAAATTAATTGTGGAAACTACGGCAACACTGCTAACATTAATAGCGGTTTAGTTTACGATGGTTACAATCCAAATGGACCATTTACCTACAGTACTGGTAGTTTTAAAGTTTCCGAAATGGATCACCAATCTCCAGACCTTTATGGTCCTCAAATGGTAACTGGTCGTTTTGATAACACTGTAGGATTAGGTTCAACTAGTTCAGAAATTTGGCGAAATTACAACAAGAACCTAATAGACGCTTGCGTTAGTGGCAACGTTTTACCAGTTATTCCGTGGACAACTCCATCTGGGACTTACTTTTATAATAGCGGCAGTTTTACTCCTTCTCAGTTAGATCTAGAAGATGTTTGGAATTATGCCGCCAGCAAAGGCATAAGTAATTTTAAATGGTTTTATGAATCTTCATACGAAAATTATGATAAACTTTTAGAACATATCAAGTATGTTTCAAGTAGAGTTAGATACTATACTAATATAAGAACCGTTGAATATGGAGAAGGAAGTGGTACTTTAAGCGGCCCCGGTGGTGGTGGTGGATTGCCAGAAGTATAAAGAAAAATAATTATGCCTTTTACAAGTGGATTTTACAATTCTGGAAACATAAGATACTTTAATGGTACCTCGGTTCCTACAGGTATTTTTAGTATTAGTGTCGTGGCTACGCCGGTAACAAGTGGTATTGACATTGACATTACTGTTACAAACTTAACTTCTGGAAACCAATCGGGCATCGCTTGGAACTTTGACATGGGTTGGGGAGTTTCTGGAACTGATCCGTTGCCAAATAACGTTTGGTTGGCTGATCCTTCATTTAACAGAGATGTTATCCCAACTGGTTTTTCTGATATCAAAGCAAACTTTTACGGAACCTCAAATTACACTTCAAATGATATAAATCGATCTTTATGGTCGCCTTGCATGGTTTTTGATAGATCGGGAACTAGGGCAATTGGTTTTAGTACTAACTATCCAAACCCTATTAGAATCGCTCCAGCAATGAGTGGTACCCGTCCTGTTATGTATACTCAGGGATGCCAAATAGCATCAGCCCATCCTTTATATGGCACCTTCATGCCTCAAGACTTTTTTACTTCTGGCAGTAGTATAACATTTAAGGCTTGGTTAAGAGAGCATTCAGGTGCAGTGATGACCACTGGTATTGCCTTAGATTTGTGCAAACCTTATACGGATTGGTTTGTTGCTAACTTTCCTAATAAAAGAAACACTCCTCCAAACAAAAAGCGTGTTTATGGGTTTTTCTGTGCCCAATCTGAATCTTCTGGAAATCCTAGATCATACAATCTTTTTAGTGGTGGCTTACAACCTTGGAATACTTCTACTGATTGGTTCCAATTGTTTAATGCACTACCTTCTCCTGCTAAATTAAAATCTAAGGGTTGCGAAGGTATTATGTTCTGGAACATGGCTGGTGCTATTCCGGGACAAGATTTTCCAAGTGCTTCGTTTACTGACTTACCTTCTCACTTAAGAGAAAAAGTTTGGCAAATTCCTGAATGGGGCCGTAAAAACAATATAAACGTTTATGCTTACCACGCTTCTACTTGGTATACTTATCAAGATAAGAACTGGAACGATCCATTCAAATTAAATAGTATACAAAGAAGCGGTGCTTTAGGAACTGATTTTACTTTCCAGCAAGCAACTCGCCCAGTATTTAATCCTACTGGTTATCAAAGAATCAAGGATGAAACAATAAACGGCTGGCTAGTTTATAGCGATGCTTTAGGCATGGATGCTTGTCCAAGTGTAACTGCTGTTCCTTGGGTTAGCGGAGCATTAGCAGAAATAAGAGAATCTCGACCTAACAAGTTTGTTTTTACTGAATCATTGACAGACGATAGGACTCAATCATTTTGTTTATCTGCTTATTATCCATACAGACAATGGGATGGTATAGATTGCCCATTAGTACGAAGACTTTTCGGTGATAACAATAATATAATAATTATTAATCAATTTGACTATCCTAATCCAACAACTCTTGCCGGTCGTCAAAACTTTGTTAGTGGTGTATTACAGGCTGAGGCAGCAGGTTTAAAAGTTGTATTCTTGTCAGATACCACCGCTTTTGAAATGCTGGATAATGGTTCTGGTATACAAAATTTTGGCGGTTTAGATATTTATAAAAACAAAACGGGTAAAAGGATCAAGTAATGTCTCAATTTTTGTATAAAAACTTTTCTGGTCAACGAATCTTTGTAGTAGCCACAAATACTAGCACTCAAGCAAGAGTTACTGGTATTGCCGCTACTATTACTGGTAAAATTTCAAAAGATGGTGGAGCATTAACTAACACTAATGATGTTAATCCTACAGAAATTGGTGAAGGTATATATGCTTTTGATCTTACTCAATCAGAAACCAATGCTGATTCTGTAGTGTTATCGCCCGCCACTTCAACTGGCAGTACTAGAATTGATCCAGTCTTCATTTCTACTAGTTCAAGTATTCCTGATGTTAACGTAGTTCAACTGAGCGGTAGCAGTACTGGTGCAGATAATGCTGAATTGTTTTTTACTAACGGAGGTTTTAACGCTAGTAATTCACAAATTGGTTCATTAAGTGCTACCGGAGTTGACGGATTTACCGTTACTCAGGCTCTTAAGTTAATTTTGGCTACGGCTGCTTATTCTGCAACTGGTGCAACCGCTACTACTGGAACAATTACTTTTGCTGCACCAAGTGGCTTAGGAAATAGATTGGTAATGGTAGTTGATGCTAACGGTAATAGAAGTAGTGTAACTTTAACACCTTAATAAATAATGAAATTCGTACCACGTAATTCTATACCTCAAAATTCTTTTCCTAATACTTTTAGGTCTTTGGGCGGTGCTGCTCCGCAAATTCCTATTGGTACTTCTAGCGGTTCAGGAAAGAGTTATCCATTAAATATCTTCAAAAGAATTTTTACAAGATTTAATTACTTATCTCGTATCAGTCAAGGTGTAGTAGTTACACCTTCTGTTTTACAACTTGAAAGTTTTACAAACTTTGAAATGGATACAGTATTAACATTTGGTGGTGAAATTATTGCTGTTTTTCCAGATTTTACTCTGGCAGGCGGTTCACAAATAGTTGGTTTTGAAGTTACTTTGCCACCTCCGGCTTCTTATATAGCACTGCCTTCAGAATTAGGTGTTGCTTTAAGTTCTCTCGGCTTTAATGAGCCAGCAAACGCAACTCCTGTTGAGGGTTCTTACAGCGAGTTTAATCCTAGTGTTTTTGGCAGTACTACAGAAGAATTTGGAAAAACTGGCTGGCCTATATCGTGTACTAACGCTTTAAATAATCGTTTGAGATTGGTAATTTATGGCACTCCTGTTTCAGTAGACGAGGCCGTATCTTTTGCATGTAATAGCCCCGCAATAGTAAAAATATATTATGTCTAAAATAAATACAAACTATACTACTAATGTAGTCGTTGATAATACTGTTTTAAGCAAGGCAGAACTATTATCAATTGAGGAAAATACAAAAGGTTCGGAAGAGGTAATACTTGATCTACGAAAATATAAATCTAACGGAACTAGAGATAAACTCCGTGATAACAAAAGTGGCAAAGATACACAAGGGTAAAGTTTTCGATTATCACGAAGAAGATGATATCGAACAACAAGTGTGGATTATTGCAATTGAGGCTTTGCCTAAATATCGCCAAGATAGGACAAAAACCAAGAATGCCCTACTCGCTTTTGAGTCTTGGTTAAACTCAGTAGTTAGTAAAAGACTTAAGAATTTCTACAGAGATAATTATTCTGTTAAAAACAAGGAAAAGCCCAACGATTCTCAATTTGATAAGGATATTAAAAACAACTTATCTCGGCCCTTGGAATTAAGCGTTGCTGAAACTACTGTCGGTGTTAAAAACATATTTTTAGAAGTTCCAATTGAAGAAGTTGAGGACATGTTAATGAAACTGCCTGAAGATTTAAGGCAGGTTTTTTTATTGCAAAAAAGCGGAATTAACATTACGGGATATTATTCTACTCGACTTAAAGAAAAGATGAGAGAATTACATGAAGCGTAAATTAGTTGATCAAACTATTATTGATACGGTTCGCAAATGCTCTCTTGAAAGAGGTATGTCTGATGCCCAGATCGCTAAGCAGATTAATTTATCTGTACCGACTGTAAGAAAAATTAGAAAAAATTCTGGCATCGAAAAGAATCAGGCTGGTAAAGTTATTTCTTCACCAGAGTACGTTTCTTCTTTCCAAGAAAGTAAAAATAGTTCTTATGCTACAGATGCTGAAAAAAGAAATGCGGTTTACATCGCTTTCAAGGGAACTCAGCGGTATCATAAATTAGTTTCTAAATATGAACCTGATGATCTAGAGAACTTTGTTCAAAGTTGGATTGATTATCAACTTGTTTTGCCTGATATGACAGTTGCAGAAGAAGACATGTTAGAAACCCTCCTTGACATCAAGCATCGAATGGATGAAAACCAAAAATCCATGAAAATGATGCGAAAACAGCAAAATTTAGTCATATTAGATATTCAAAAAAATGAACCAATCGATTTGTCAAATGATAACCATCGTGCTTTGTTTGAAATGGCTCAGGGTTTAGAACAGAAATTTACCGACTTAAACAAGACTTTTAAAGATTTAGGAGATCAGTTCAAGTCGGCCCAAGCATCCTTGCACGTTTCTAGAGAACAAAGAGAAAAGCAGCAAAAAATCGGTGGAGATGTTTTTCTATCATTAGTCAAGAAGTTTAATGACAATGACGCGAGAGCAAGAATTGGTGATAGAAACGAACTACTTAAATTAACTACTAAAAACAAGACAGATAAATTAAAAAAACCAATTACTTTTGACGATGGAACGCATGATCCAATATTAATGAGTGGAAAAGATGCCCAAAAGACGGAAGAAAAATAAGGACCAAGGTTTAAGATCAGAGTGGCGTGATAAGGTTTATTTAAAATGTAATGGTCAATGTGTTTGCTGCTTTACAAAAAAGGATATAGAAGCACATCATATTCATAGTTATAAGGACTATCCAGAATTTAGATATGACGTAAACAACGGTACGGTATTGTGCAAAAATTGCCACCACGCTTACCATGAATTAGGAACCGGATTTAGTATACAGGAATTTGTTAAATGGAGAAGGAAGAGTTTATGAGTTTAGTTAAGAAAAAGGCTTTAGTAATCGGTGTCACTGGACAGGATGGACCTTATCTTTGTCAGATACTTTTGGGAAAGGGTTATGAAGTTTACGGATTGGCTCGCCGAGCCTCTCACCGAGATTTAGATTTTATCGAAGAGTATGGACTTCAAAATGTTAAAATAATTGAAGGTGATCTTTGTGATAGTTGTTCTATTAACGAAGTTGTGCGTTCAGTGCAGCCTGACGAATGTTATAATTTAGGTGCTATGTCTCATGTAGGAACATCTTTTAAACAACCTCTGCATACCGCCGATGTTACAGGATTAGGTCCGCTACGTTTATTAGAGGCGATTCGTCAGTTTTCTCCGCATACTAAGTTCTATCAGGCTGGTTCTAGTGAAGAATTTGGCGGTGTTACTTCGCAACAAAACGAAGAAACGGCTTTAATTCCAAAAAGTCCCTACGCTGCTGCTAAAGTTTTTGCTCATCATATTTGCGATATTTACAAAGAAGGTTACGGCCTTTATGTTGTAGTCGGTATGTTAATGAACCATGAAAGTGAAAGACGGGGCAAGGAATTCGTAACCCGTAAAATCACAGATTGGATTGGTCGGTACGTAAATGGTAAAACCACAGAATCCCTCAAACTAGGCAACTTAGATGCTAAGAGAGATTGGAGTCATAGCCAAGACTGCTGCGAAGCAATGTGGTTAATAATGCAGCAGGAAATCCCTAAGAGTTATTTAGTTGGTTCTGGCGAATCCCACACTCCAAGAGAATTCTTGGAAAAATCTTTACAAATTGCCGGAATTAAATTTACAAGAGAAGAATATATAATTAATAATAATAACTTTTATCGATATTTAAACGAAGATGGTAAGGAAATAATTTCTTGTGACCCAACTTTGTACCGTCCTGTTGAAGTAGTCAATCTTCATGGTGATCCTTCAAAAATTAAGAAAGAACTAGGCTGGAAGCCTAAAATCTCTTTTGAGGAATTGGTCAAAAGAATGGTTTTAAGTGATATAAATAAATATAGAGTAAATTAAAAATGATGTATTTCTTTAGAGTCATAAATAAAGATTTAGCCAAAAAACAAGATCGTTCTTCTCCTAGATATATAGCATGGATGGGTGCTGTACAAGAAAGGGATAAGAAGACTTGTCAATGGCCTAATTGTGGATCAAAAGATGATATCGAAGTGCATCACATAAAAAGATTCGCTGAGCAAAAACATCTAAGATATGATACTGCTAATGGCATATGCTTATGCAAAAAGCATCATAAATCCATTAATGGTAAAGAAAGTTATTTCGAACAAAAACTATATGAGATTGTAATAGCAAATGTCAACAAGCAAAGAAAAGATTCCGTTTCGGGTAATAGTTGATACTAGAGAACAGCAACCTCTAGATTTTGTATCATACGAAGAAGTCAATTATGGATTCGATACCCTAACTGCGGGAGATTACACTGTTGCAGGATTGGATTTGCCGGGTGATGATTTTTCCGTTATCTTTGAAAGAAAGAAGGATTGTCAAGAACTAGCAAGTAATTTAGTAGCCAAATGGGATACTTTTGAAAAAGAACTATTGGCGATGTCTAAATATCAATACCCTTGTATAATTGTCGGTAAACCTTATTCTTTTCCATATCTTTACGAACAAGGTTTTACAAAGGTACATCCCAATCTTTTTGTTTCCAAACTAGAGATAATTCAAAATGATTTTAGAATCCCCGTTTTGTTTATGGATTCTAGAGAATCAGTTGAAAGATACATGTATAGGACGTTTTCAAAATGCTGGTTAAAAAGCCTTCAGTAAAAGATATTGATGTTTCCAAAATCCCGGACCTATTTACTCCTGAATATAATCAGGAGTTACTGGATGCCCTCAGTGTTAAAGACGATATTGACTACTTTCGTAGTAACCTTGAATTAGAACTTGGTGACGTAAGAAAATATCGTTTGCACAATCCTCTTACAGAAAGTAAGTGGCATGATAAAAACGATCTTATAGATAACTTAGTTAACTATTGCCGCTCACCGGAAAATATTCCCTTTGTTTGCGAGCATATACTTGGATTACAAAATCCTCCATACCAACTTTCTATCTTGCAACAGTTGTGGGATCACAAAGTTGTGGCGTTTATTGCTTCCCGTGGTGCTGCAAAATCGTATATTTTAGCCGTTTATATCATACTCCGTATGATTCTAAACCAAGGAATTCGTATTGCTGTTGTAGGGGCAGCCTTGCGTCAATCCTTAGTTATCTTTAACTATATAATGCAGATTTGGAATAACGCTCCTATCTTAAGAGACATTTGCAGCAACGTTCCTCCTAAGAAAGACCCTTCTACTTGTTCTTGGAACGTAGGATTATCGCGTTGTATCTTCTTGCCTTTGGGTGACGGTGAAACCATCCGTGGTCAACGTGCAAACATCATCATTGCTGACGAATTTAGCAGTATTGATCCAGAAGTTTTTGAAACTGTTGTTTATGGTTTCAGTGCTGTCAAAACACAAAACTTCTATCAAAATATTCAGATGGCCCACCAAAAGCACCTGCTTAATATTGCAGGTATATCTACTACTTCGGAAGTTTCTACTGGTCCTACTACAGTCATGGATAGCAACCAAATCATAGTTTCTGGAACTCCTAGTTTTGAATTTAACCATTTCTATAAATATTTCCAAAGATATCATGCTATTATTACTTGTGGTGGCGATCCAGAGAAGATTAAGAAAATAGTTCCAGAATATACTAGTAAAGATTTGATCGATCCAAATGACTATTGTATTATTCGTCTGCCTTCTACAAAATTATTTGGTCAGATGGATGAAATTGTTATCAAGCAGGCAACTGCAACAATGGACCCCAACATTGCCATGATGGAATTCGGGGCGTGTTTCGCTAGAGACTCCGCAGGATTCTATACTGCTTCTTCAATACAACGTGCTACTTGCCCATTGAAGGTTGATGGAAAAGTCATCGCTGATTATGGTCCAGAATTATATGGTGAAGCCGAAGGTTATTACGTCATGGGAATTGACCCGGCTTCAGAAGAAGATAACTTTGCCATAAGCATTATAGGTTTAGTTGGAAGAAAAAGATATCTTTGTTATAACTGGACTTCAAATCGTAAAAAGTTTGAAGAAGGTAAAAAGAAGGGGGAAGTACCACTTTCGTTTGGTGACTATAACTCGTACTGTATATATCAAATACGTTCTTTAGTTCGCCGTTTTAACGTACAAAAAATCTGTTTAGATACTGGCGGTGGTGGTTTTGCCATTCGTGAACTTCTCAAAGATTCTAGTAAACTCATTGACTCTGATGATGAATTAATCTTAGAAGTTGACAACGAAGATAATGAAAAGATTGGTAAAGAAATCTTAGAGATGATTAACTTCTCCGCTTCAGACTGGCGAAGAGAAAGTCATCACGGTTTACAGAAAGACATTGCGGATTGCACTTTATTATTCCCGCACACAAATCCTTCTGAATTAGTTTCTAAGAAATTTGTTGATCCTGTACACGGGGCAATAGATTCTTTAGAAGATGTATTTTTTGAAATAGAAAAAACTAAATATGAAACTATAATGATTAAGTACAGCCACACTTCAAATAACCAAGAAAAGTGGGATGTGCCAGATGCCATGACTTTTGACGCTCAGGGCCAGAAGCAAAAACTCAAAAGAGATAGATTTACATCTTTGCTTTTGGCTAATTGGGCTGCTCGTAAATGTCAGGGCGATGTTATAGAAGGAAACAAGACCAATTATTATTCTGATTATTATGCTACTCAAAAGAGTACTGGGCCATATTCAGGTAAAATAGGTCGTCATTTAACTACTGGTTATGGACAAGGTTCATTGTATAGAAGAATGGGATCGTAATTGAATCGCGATATGATCGTGTATAAATAAGTATATGGCTACAAAAGAAACATCTTTACAAACTAACTTGCCTTACGTTAAGAACATTGAAGACGCTAAGTTATTCTATTCTAAGGGAGAAGAATTTTCTTCTGGCACTAGTAGAAGTAGAGATCGTTACGTCACTCCTAAGAAAATTGATGAAAGTCGTCCTGAATACGCTGTTCCTACTTATGGCCGTTATCAAGAACAACAGCACTTAGTAATGGATGCTTGTAACCTAGCCTACAAGAGAAATTCTTTAGTTCGCTCAGTTGTTGATTTAATCAGTGAATGGGCTACTGATGGAATTAAAATAGTTGCAAGTGATCAAAAACAACAAGAATTGTTTGATGCTTGGTCAACAAGAATTAAAACCGCAGCAGTTTCTGAACAGTTTTGCCGTTGGTTAGCGAAGTCTGGTAACGTTGTGGTTCGTCGGCGTTGGGGTACATCTCGTAGAAAACGAATTCCAGTTTCCTATGTGTTTTATGACCCTGCGACAATTGAACTTGTTGGTGACTTTGCTGGTACAATTGCTGATAGAAAAACTTATGCAATTAAGATTCCTATTTATAACTTTGTAAATAGAACATATAAATATAATGATGAGGAAAAGAAGGTTTTTGAAAGTTTACCAAAAGAAATTAAAGATGCCATTAACGGCAACTTTTCTCAAGGTACAACTTATTATGAACCTATTCCAGAAAGAGATATTTATGTTGGATGGTACAAAAAAGATGACTCAGAAATTTGGGCAAATTCATTTGTTTATACAGTATTACCTTATGTTATTTATAATGAAAAACTTCACTATGCTAAGATGTCTTTGCTCGATGGTATGATGAATCCGATTAGGATTTGGGGACTTGGTGACATTGTTGCCGGTGCTATTCCCAGCCCTGATTTAGGTAAAAACCTAGAAAACATTGTTTCTAATCATACAGAAGGTCCAGTTGATGTTATTTGGGATAACCTAATCAAATTACAGGTTGAATATCCTCCTATAGAAAAAATTAAGGATATGGTCGATCAGGATGAAAAAATTCTTTACGGTTTAGGTATCCAAATTTTCGGTAAAGAAGTTATTAAAGAATCCGCTCCCATTGCAATTAAAGATTTGGTAAAACGAGTTGAGTATATTCGTGGGCAGTTAAAAGAATTTTGGATGACTGAAATCCGTTATTTTTGTGATGGCTTAGGTATTGAAGATTATCCTGAATTAGAGTTTAGATATGCTGATTTCTACAGTGAACAGACGTATATGAACTTCGTTCTTGAGTTATTAGATAGAAATGTTATCTCAGATGAACGCATTCTTGAAATAATCAAAGAAAATCCTGTCATTGAAAAAGCCAGAGTCAATCGTCAAGAAGCCCTTCGTTCTAAAGAACAGTTACCGCAAAAAGCAAGTCCATATCATAATCCCGCTCAACTTATGATGAATAAGTTTAAAGAAGAAGAAATTAAGCAGCAAGAACAAAACTACAACAATGTTTCTAAACAGAAACTTGGAGATAGTAAGCCCGGTCGTCCAGCCGGTGCCACCGATTCTATCCCAAGACAAAGAACTAGGGGCGAGTTAACGGCTAATGCGAATTTGATTTTAGAACAGGTAGAATCTTTCGTAGAACAAAAATATTTAGAAAAAGTTGATAAGAAAGATTTAAGAAGTTTAACTAATAAAGAAAAAGAAGAAGTATTTAATTATAAAGCCTTTGTTTTCGCTTCTATTAATCCAGAAGAAGAATTTAAAGAATTGACTGAACCCATAATTGAGGCTTGTATTGAGAAGGCTGACTTACTCAAAATCCAGAACTTCTGGGAAATTTACGAGCAAATGATTACTGGTGCGGGTATTAAATTAACAAATAGCATTAAAGATAATGCTTTAGTTACTGCTTATGTAAAGATTTATGAAAATTTATAATCACGAAATCTCTTTTGTAGAAAAGCATCCTGATTCAACCATTGCTGAATTCATTTATGAAATCGATGGTGAACCTACGGATTTTTCAGATAAAATCTTTACTAAAGCAAATGCTACTTATGATAAAGAACAAAGTACTATTGTTTTCTCGGTACTTTGCAGTGTAGGTTGGAACTACAATGATGACATTTTCATGCCAGAAGATACCTTCAAGGCAGCGAAAACCCCAATTCTAAAACCTGTTAATCTCGACCACTTAGGCCAAGAAACAGACAAACAAAACAACATATTTGGTGTTATTATTGATTCTTATGCCGTAGACAACAATCTACAATTAGTTAATAGTTATGATGACATGGAACATATTGTTGTTGCCACGATGTTATGGGATCACTATTTCCCTAAACGAACTGCAAGCATTGAAAAAAGAATGAATGATAATAAGCAGTTTGTTTCAATGGAATGTCACTTTAGAGAGTTTGATTACGGTCTTAAAAAGATGAAGGCCGATGGCAGTATCGAAGAAGAAACTATTGTTGTTCCTAGAAATGAAGAAACTTCTAAACTAACTAAGTATCTACGTTCCTACAAAGGTTCTGGTTATGTTACTATATCAGGTCAAAAATACAAGATTGGGCGGATCTTGAAGAATCAAGTTTTTACCGGTGTTGCGTTTGTTGAAAAGCCCGCGAATCCTAAATCTGTAGTCTTTCCTCAAAAGATTAAAATCAAAGAGTCAATCTTTGCTGCTGCCTCTACAGATTTTTTAGAAAATAAAATGGCGACTATAGACGAAGACAGTGTATCAAATAATTTAGATAAGGAAACTATTATGTCAACCGTAAATGCAGAAGTCAAAGAAACCAAACAATCTAAAGCAGAGTGTGACGATATGGAAGAATACGCTAAACTCAAAGAAACCTACGCCGCCAAGATGAAAGAAATGGAAACTATGGCCGCGAAGATGATGGAAACCGAAGCAAAAATGGCTGAGGCTAAGAAAATGGCCGACGAATTTAAGGTTAAGGCAGAACAAGCCGAAGCCGCGAAGATGGAAGCGGAAGCAAAGTACAAAGAAAAGGACGCTGCTCTTGCTGGCATGACTCAAAAAGTTGAAGCAATGACTAAGGAAAAGGTTGTTGCTCATCGCTTGAGTGAACTTCGCAATATCAACCAAGTTGCTTTTGTTGATGCTGATGAAACCAAGGCAGTTGCTTCACTTGCGACAATGAATGAAGATGCTTGGAAAACAACTTTTGCTGCTGCTAACAAAATTGCAGAAATGACAAAGGTTTTTGAAGCCAAGGCTTCAGAAAAAGAAGTTAAAGAAGAAACCGCTGTTGTTGATGATGTTAAGAATGCGACTGCTGAAAAAACCAGTAATCTCGCTGCCACTGCTTCTGTAGCGAACGGTACCCCTAATAAGGTCACTTCTTTACAGTCAAGTATCAAGTCAGCCTTCTTTGATAAAAAAGTTAAGAAAAACTAACACAAAATTGTTTTCAAGTGTATTGAATTAAGAATAAGTTTAAATAAAGGTATTAAATATGGCTATTAAAGCACCTCGTTCATTCATGGATGGAAAAGTTTCACAGAAGTACTTCGTTACTACAACCGGTACTATGGGTCAGATCGTTTTCGCTGGTACTGGTACTGCACCAGTTGGCACTAACCTTGATGATCCCAATGCTCGTGTTGAAGTAATTGCTACCGTCAGCGGTCGTACCCCAGTAGGCATCTTGCTTGCTGACGTAGTTAACATTGACCAAAGCCGCTATTACCTTAACAAGAATCGCAGCGAAGTCCAAGTCAACTCTAAAGTTGCTCTTTTGACTGACGGTGAAATTGTTCTTAATAACCTTGGTGCTGGTGCGGCTCCTGCAACTGGCGTTGTATATCCCACCACCGCTTATGCTGGTCCTAACGGAACATTGTTCCACCAAGCAGGTTTCGCTGGTTCAGGCTACCCTGTTGTTGGTAAATTCCTTTCTGGCCGTGACGCTGATGGTTACGCAGAAGTGAGCATCGGTTTACGTAACTAATTTTAAATAAAAAGAAAGTAATTTTTTAAAGAGGTCAAATATGGAATTAACTACTCAACAAAAAGATGTCCTTGCACAGATTAACCAAATGGGAAGCAATGATGTCGCGATTGCTACCGCTGCCGCTACTGAATATGCTAAAGCAGTTCAAGTGCCCCTTCGGGAGCAGATTTTAACTGGCGATAACATTTCAAACATCTTCACCCCAGAAGATTATCGTGACGGTAAAGAACCTAAGTTCCCCTTAGACGTTCTTCGTCCGGGCGATGAAGCACAGCACGTTGCTTACGTTATTCCTGATGAAGGCCGTATTGCAGAGAAGCGTGTTGAATCAGATTACGTCGTTGTCCCCACTTTCCGTATCGCAAACGGGATTGATGCAAAAAGCACTCACCTTCGCGATGCTAAGTTTCCAATGGCCGCACGTATGATGGAAATCCTTGAAGGTGGTTTCATCGCTAAGAAGAACGATGAAGGTTGGCAGACCGTCCTTTCAGCCGCCCGTGGTCGCGGTCTAGTTGTAAGCGATCCCAACGCTGTTGCCGGTCAATTTACTCCCCGCCTTATTACCGCTCTTTCTACAATCATGCGTCGATCAGGTGGCGGTAACAGTGGTAGCAAGAATCGCAGCAAACTAACTGACATTTATATGTCTCCTGAAGCACACATGGATATTCGCAGTTGGAACATTGTTGAAATTCCTGAAACTGCTCGTACCACGATTTATAATGATGCAGGGAACAGTGATACCATCAACGTTTACGGTGTAAACCTCCATGCCCTTGATGAATTCGGTGAAGGTCAAGAGTATCAAAACTACTTCATTACCACTCTTGGTGGTTCAATGGCCGCATCAGACTTAGAAATCGTCATCGCTCTTGATCGTCAGCGAAATGATAGTTTCGTCATGCCTGTTCGTGAAGATTTGCTTGTCAACGAAGACTTGACTGCTCACCGTCACCAACTCGTCAGTTTCTACGCTACTATGGAACTTGGTTTCGGCGTTCTTGATGCTCGTCGCGTCTTGGTCGGCAGCCTGTAATAGAATAAATTTTTGTATAAAAGAGGTCGCTTGTAAAAGCGGCCTTTTTTTGTTGGATAGGTACACTAAAGTGTATTAAATTGTTAAGAGGTAAAAATGATTACATTTCAAAATGGGTATAATGCTGATAACATTAACTCTCAAAAAGCAGTTGTGGGTTTTGGTGGTTATATTCCTCAAGAATCCGTATTTTCTACTGCTAGTGGTACTTTCGCAAAAGTAAGCGGTTTGTTTAACCGTTTTCAAAACGATGGTATTTCTGTTGTGAACCGAACTTCTAGTGGTGTGTTGTACGATTCTACAGTAATTGGCAGTGGTGCTTTGGCTGACGTAGTTATCGTCAATCGTACTGCTGTTACTGGTTTGTTTGCCAATGTGTTTATTGACGACAAGGCTGGTTTTACAGCAAACTTGTCTAATCCCCTTGTTCCTAGTGGTGGAATAAGATTGGCTGCTGGAGAGTCATTTAAACCAGATTCTCCGGTTAACTTTATTGGAGTCTTAGGTTCTGGTTTTAGTTTAGATTTTTACGCAAGAGTTGATAGAAACTATCACCAACTTTAAGGTTAATTTATGGTTTGGACTACTACCTACGTTAAAAAACTTCGTTATTTAATTGGGGATATTGATGCTGTTCCCACTTATACACATGACCAGTTGCAGAACTTTTTGGCGGTTGCTGCCGAATATGTTTTTGATGCAACTTCTATTTATGGTATTACCGGCTTTGTTGTTAGTTTTGCTGCGGAACCAGCAACCATTACTCCTGATCCTCAAGATACGGCACCGATAGCGATTAGTAATTTAATTTGTTTGTATGCCGCTTGTTTAATTACTGGTTATGAAGTTAAAATGATGTTAGTTTCTAGTGGTTTAAAAATCATAGATAATAAATCAACAATAGATTTAACTGGCAAGGCTTCATCCGCAAAGTTAAAACAAAACTCTTTAGATATGTTTAAAAAACAATACGAAGAAGTTTTAAATGATTTTGAGTTGGGTAACAGATATGCCGGTTGTGGAATTTTTAATATTTATGAATCAAATAATTAAGGATTTATATGGCCGCATTAAGTAACTGGACGCAAATTGCTAATGAATATAAACAACTGGCTGACGAATTAATAGAAACTATTAATGCATCTGATTTAAGAATAGAATACAAATCCGTTGTTAATGGTAATGATAATTCATTCTCAAATTCTTTGTCTGAAAATAACGTTGGTGAAATTAACTACATAGATAATATTTTCGGAAAAATCGACCAATCAGGTACAATAACAGAAAACAAAGTTACCGAAAATATTAAGTGTCGATCTTACTGGAATAATAAAGACGCGAATTTCCCGATTCCTTTAAGTAATGATCCTGACGTTTGTAAGGTTATTATCTACGTTGCCGAAACGGTTAAACTAATAAACGCTTCTTTTGTTTATGTAGACGGAGTGAAATGCAAATTAGTAAAAACCCCGCTACCTTATGGTTTTGGTAAGTTCTACGCAGAAGCATATGTTAAAAGAGTAGATTCGATAATTACTTAATGGCACAAATAATTATTAATTTTAATAAGTTTGAAAAAGACTTGAAAGCATTTGCTACAAGAAATATTTTGCCTAAAGTTGTTAAAAAGGCTGCTGTTTTAGCGTTACCCCGTTTGCGGCAAGAATTAGTTAGGTCTTTCAAGCGAACCATTTTTGTACAGGGGCTTAGAGATAAGTATACTAACGTGGACTTTTTAGATGTTAGAGGTAACTTAGGCTTTAATGATTCTGATGCTGAAAATATAATTGATGATATTGCGGAAATTTTTCAAAACTCTTTTAATGACGTTACTGAACAAAGTTTAAGTTTTCAAAAGTTTGCCTTAAAATTCGATATAACTACTAGTGACATAGAAGATTCTATACGAAGTCAAATTGATGGTTCTTATACCTCTGCTGGAGATGACGGTAGTTTTGAAGTTGAGTGGTTACAGTCGCTTTTGGATGGATGGGAAACTCCCGGCTACGATATTCTATTTAATATTGATTCAGAGTTTTCTCGTTCAGAGCGGGCGATAATGGTTAAGTCAACTAAAAAAAGTTGGTCTTCTGAGGATTACAACAATTTTGCTAGAGTTGGGTATAAAAACTTTGTCGAAGAAACTATTAATGATGAATTGTTTATTGAAAGATCGCAGAAAATTATTCTGGAATCGTTAAGAAAATCCCTAAATGAGTAACTTAGAAGGTATCCAATTTTTCGGTCAACGTAACTTAGAAATGACTCTATCTAATAGTGTCATTGATTTTGTGCGTCATGGACTTTTAGAATTAGGTGCCTACCACAATGTAACTACCGGGGTTTTGCGTCCAGTTTCTTTACCTTTACAAACCGGTTCTACTTATAAAGAATTCGCGGGAATAAAACATGATTGGGTGTTTTCTACAGGATTTATCCCCAAATCAACTGGCATAGCATTGCCCGTCATTCCCTCTGGTATTTTGCACAATGGAACTTTTGTACCGAGTGGTACCGCTATTAGCGGAAGCACTTGGCATATTGATTATTCAAGAGGCAGAGTTGTTTTTAGCAGCGGTTTACCTTCTGGTACCAATATAGCCACTTCGTACTGCGTAAGGTATGTAGGGGTTTATTCTAAATCTTCTAATGAATATACCAGATTAGTCTACGATTGGGCGAACGGCGGAAGCGGCAATATCAAATTAAGCACCGAGCAGCAGGCTTACTTACCCTGTATCTTCGTAGGAATCGACGGTTATGATACCAAAAGAGGGATAGGTTTAGGTACTCGTGGCAAAGTGACTAATGCCAAATTTACCTTTGACATCTTTGCTACAGATGATTTTACCAGAACTTCTCTACAAGATGTATGTTATTTCCTAGAAACCAAAAATATTCCATTACTAAATTATTCTCAAATTACTAAGCCATTAAATACTAGTGGGGTTGTTATTTCGAATTCTGGGTGGCCTAATTGGGTAAATTCTTTTAAAATAGCAGATGCTAGATTTAATGAGGATTTTAGTGTTCGTCAATCTAATAGACCAGATTTACCCTATAAAGCCTCTCGTGCAATGATGACTTTAGAAACTGATACTTATCCAGCGTAAGAGTGTATTAAAAACAGATAACGTCTTAATAAAAAGGTAAATTTATATGCCAGTTAACTTCCGTAATAACTATCCTATTTTAGCAGTGGGTTTTGCCCCTGAAGGTACTCCTTTGAACGTTAGTGGTTATCGGGCCGCTAAAGGTGTTCAAAGTTATACCGAAAATCTGAACTTCAATCTTGAAGCAGTCAGCGAATTAGGTCAATTAGAAATCTATGAAAACATCGAAGGTATTCCTTCGGTTGAAATGTCAATTGAAAAAGTAATTGATGGTAAGCCTCTTTTACAACACCTTGCTACTCCTTCTGCTACTAACAGTGCAGTTAGTCGTTATGAGAGCAATAAATGCATGATTGCTGCTTTGCGTTACAATATTACGCAAGAATACGCTTCAGGCGTTCCTCTTTCAGTAGACTTGTTCTCAGGCATGTATGTCAACTCAATTAGTTTCTCAATTCCTGTCGAAGGCAATATTACTGAGTCAGTATCTTTCGTAGGAAATGATAAAACATTTACAACTGGCGTTAGTTACGGTACAGTATTTACTACCGGCACTCGTTTCACTGGTAATGAAACTCCTAATCTTTCAAGTGGTGGTATCCTACGCCGAGAAAACGTAGACATGACCCGTTCACGCTGGCCCTTGGATATTCCCGGTATTAGCGGTACCCTTGGTAGTGGTGTTAACCCAACCCTTGCTGGTGGTCAACTTGGGGCACACATCCAAAACGTTAATGTCAGTACCAACTTCGGTCGTACTGAATTGTTTGAATTAGGTCGCAGAGGTCCATACTTCCGTGTTGCAAACTTCCCCCTTGAAGTTACCTGCTCAATTGAAATTACTGCTGACGAAAACGGTTCTTCAATTCAGGCTGCTCAAGAAAATCAAAACCTTAACGATCAAAGAATCTTTGTTGCCCTTACTCAAGGTGTCACAATTGATCTTGGTTTAAAGAACAAACTTCGTAGTGTAAATACTACTGGTGGTGATACTGGTGGTTCTAACCAGACAATTACTTATGAATACTTTAACTATAACTCACTCCGAGTTTTGGCTACGGGTGATCCAGCAGGTCTAGTCTCATAAGGGATGGGATGATGTGTTTCGCAAATGCTTGGAGAAATCCAAGTATTTGTTTTTAGGATAAAAATTTAGGATGTTAATTTGGACTACAATCAGGCAGTTCAAATGGTTGATCGCATTATTACTGCTAAATCAATCATTGAACACAACGGAAAAATTTTTGTTGTAAAAGATCCCGGACCTTTTGAGAGGCAAATGGGTGATTTTTACTATAACAATGAGTTGAAAAAACTTGTTGATGCTGATGTGCCTTCATACGAAGAAATGACTAAAATATATGAGGATCAGGGATACTTAGTAAAAACTCATAAAAAATTTAATGAAATATATAAGAAACAATTATTAGATTTAAATAAAGAATTACCCGCATTAAAATTTCAATCTTTAGAATTAAATAAAGTTAAAGATAAAATAAGATCATTAGAAAGACAAAATAATAATTTAAAAAAGATATATTCTGATATATCTTCAAAATCCGCAGAGCATGTGGCTAATATTTTAAAACATAAATACTTTGTTTACGCTCTAACTGATGATGAAAACGGTAAAAGAATATGGAACTGTACCTTCGAAGAGTTCTTAGTTATGCCTGATAAGTTGCCGGGATATATCTTAGGAAATTCATTTTATCCCCAAAATATTACAGAAAAAGAAATTCGTTACCTCGCCCGCAATGAACCTTGGCGGTCTTCATGGGTAACTGCTACAAAAATGGGTAATTTAATTGATCGCCCCATTTCTTGTATAACCGATTTACAAAAAGCCCTGTTTACTTGGTCTACCATTTATGATAATGCTTTTGAGTGTTATGAACCACCTTCTGACGACATTGTAAACAATGATGATCTATTTGATGCATGGATGGCCGCAAAGAGTGAAGAACGTAAACGTGAACGCGACAAAAAGCAAATAGATTCAATGTTGCCAAAAGGAAGTTCTAAACCTAGCCAAAGAACCAATGTTGGAATTATTGTCGAAACAGAAGAAGATGCCCGCAGGGTTTTCGCAACAAATGATCCAGTTGCTAGGATGAGGATTCAAAGAGATGAAAGTGCTATCGCAAAAGGAGTTACAGAAGATGCTAAATTACCGCAGAATCAGGAATTAATGAAAGAAATACTATATGCAAGAAAATAAGA